ATGTATACATTCGATTGCAGACCAATACAAATGTGTTACTTCTATTTCTAAAGTACATTCAGGGCAATCAAACTTGTATGTTGTTCTCTTTTGATAAATCATTAGTTACTTAACTTGTAATCTTTTGGCAAATTAAAATCTTCTATGATTCTCTGCCTAATAGATTCTTTGTTAGCTACCCACCACTTGTGGCTTTTCATTTGTTCTTCTTTTAGTTTCATATCAACTCCTTTTTTCATAAATAATCAACTAGGTTGGATTATAATTTACGATTTATTCATTGTCAATCTTCTATTATAAAAATCTTCGATTTGACAAGTAGAAGAGTTTCTGCTATCGTAGATTATGAATGAAAAAATAGAAGGAGTTAAATTGCAAAAATTTACTTATCAAGTCTTGAAATCTTTTAAACAAGATTACACAGACTTACAAAACTTCCAAGACGCTGAGCTAGTCGTGGAAGATACTATAACTCTCGATTGCTCAGGCTATCACAATCCACTAGAAGTGTTTTGGGCTTGGAGAATCAGAGAAGCTCGTATCTATAACAAAAAATTGTCAGACCAAGAGAAAAAAGTTTTTTCTTATATTGTCAGGCAAAAAGATTCTTTGAAGGGAGAAGAAGAATGAAAAGCAATAAAGACTTAGAGAATTTACTTCATTGGAAGGGTTCGTCTAAAAATAAATCTAAAAGAACAAGTGCTTGGGTTACTTGTAAAGGTTGTGGTAAGAAGTTCAATGGAGAAACTCGATTGCAGTGGCATTTAGAAGATACTTACCCTGAGTTTAGGTTGCATACATCTAAATTAACTTGCTATAAAGAATACGAAGGGAGAGAGTAATGCAAGACAGAATTGCTAGTCATATTGTTGCAATAACAAAAGAAGTATTTGATATGAATGCCCAAGATACTTTTTTACAAGTTGGACAAATGTCTAAATTTATCAAAGAGCTTGATAAAGAATTTGCTATCGAATATAAAGAAGATTAGTTCACACTTAATCGGAACTCGGAAGCCCACCGTTCATTCGGTGGGTTTTCGTTTTAAAAAAATTTTTTTTTGCTTACCGTCAAATCGAAGGAGTAATAACTTCGTCAGGTCTTGGCTCTCGGTAGATTACATTACATCTACAGTTCACAGTTTCTTTTGCAGATAGATTTGGTGCTTTAGGATATAAAGCTCGTTCTCCACCAACAGTAAAGAAATCGTTTTGACCTACCACTTGTCCGTCAGCAGTAATGTGGGTATCTCTTGACCTTTGGAATGTTGTTTGCCATTCTTTGACAGTAATGAGACCTGAACTCTCAACTGCATCATACTGACCAAACTGAGCCAAAGCCCCACCTTCAGTTCTAGCAATAGTCGAAGCTCTACTTAGTAACTTCTTAGGTAAGGCATTCTCCACTTGTCCTGTAATGTAGTCATAAAGAGTATCTCCATACAAACCAAGTTCAGTTCCTTCATCAATGGCTCGTCTAATTGTTCTGTTCAAATTAGCTTTAGTAGTTTTAGCTAAGTCAGGCATAACAGAATCTAACCTATCATTTACAAACGCTACGGCTTTTCGATTGTATCTCGTTCTTGGTATTGGAGATGTACTACTTGGTATCACATCGCCACCCTGCAATCGTATCGGATAGAATCCTTCATTGATTACCTGACTTCGAGTTTTCCTTCTGTTCTTGTAAGTATATAAATCTGTATCTTCCAACTCAGAATATCCTTTAAGAGATTCAGGTAAGAGAATACCAAATTGAAACAAGTTAAAGTCATAGACTTCTGATAAGTAAATATCATACAAGTCAAGTTTCCATTCAAGCGTAGTCTCATCTATGATATTATTTAAAATCGGAGATTCTCCATTCAAAACAAAATTTTTGTACGCAGGGTTGTCCTTGCCACGCACCATACTTGTCGTGATTTTTTTTAATTGACTACGCAACAGACCGACATAGTAATCTGTGTACCACAGTTCCCAATTCCTGAGCATAGCGTCATAGTTCCGATAGATACCTTGCTTCACTTCCGTAGATGTGAGACGACTTGTTCTGTACTCTGTGTCTGCTTGTTCTCTTAGCTTATGCCTACGCACTAACTCTGAAGCTGACTTCTCTACTTCGTCTCTCTTGTCCATAGCTCTTACTAACTTACTACTCCACCTTTGTCCTGCGTTGCCACCCCATAGCTTCCAAGCAATAACTCCATTGGTAGCTCTATCAGTTCTTCCTGCGAGAAAATCTCTAGAGTCTTGTGTTTGTAAATCTACTTCGTGTCTAGGGAAGTACTTAGCTATGTGTCGTACCTTCTCAGGACTAGCCTTTGTATTGGAGACGAGATACCGAGCAGTACCGATACCAACCGATGTACCACCCCTGCCAAACTCAGCACGGAGTCGTAGTCCTTGTTCGGCTTGTGCCTTAACTCCTTTAGGTATCGAGAAATCCAAGTCATCGTACTTTCCTTTTTTATTACTTCCACTTATGCCTGTGTCTCCATTCTGACCTATACCTAGAGTATCTAAATCTATCTCCGTATTAAAGACAAACTGTCTTATATCCGAAACACTACTAGAACTATTACTATCCTTATTACTCTCTATATGACTATCTACCGTATTAGCAGTAGGGGAAGAATTTATTGCGAGGTTTTTATCCTTCTGAGTCATAGGATTCATTGTTGTTCATTAGACCTTCATACACTTCGTGTGTTGCACAAGGCATATATATTGTATTACCATTCATATCCATACTATGACTTCCTTCACAACCTAACTCTTTAGCTCTTGCTTCAGCTTCTTCTTGGGTTGTAAAGACATCATTACCAACCATATCTTTTGGCTCATCAGCAAATCTCTCTATTTGTCTAAGTCTTATATCTGCGAGTTCTCTTGTTGGATAGCAACCCATATTCCTGCCTGTCTCTGTTATAACGCAGTACTCTCCGTCTATCTCTTGCACCACTTTGAACTCTGCACCACCAAATCCTGCTTCTGAGATAGCTTCAGGTACTTCATCTGATTGTTCTTCCTGTTGTATTGTTGCAGGTTGATAGTCTCTAAGCATATTGGCAGGTACAGATACCTTCTCAGCAGGAAGTAAATACACATCTTGTTCTGTTGTAGTAGGTAATCCAACGCTCTGTCTTGCTTCTGCTACTGTTACCCAACCACCTTGTACTGCTAAGTTCATTCTCTCGTAAATCTCATTAGTATCTGTTTGCAAGGCTCTTACATCTGTATAGTCATATCTAGCTTCTAAGTTATTTGAATCAGGGTAATCAACTTTAAGTATTTGATGTGTTATCTCTTGTGCGACCATATCCCATAAAGGAATGAGCTTTTGTTCTGTAAAGAACTCTCGTAAAGTCTTAGCGTTCGAGTATGTCGCATATTTCAAGCCCACTTCCATTCCGGCGAGAATGCTTGGGACTCCAATTACTGCAGATACTCTAGCTTCAAAGGATTCTCTTAAGTCTCCTATCTCTAAGTCTTTAGGACTAAAGGCAAGTCTCTCTACATTTACACCACCTGATAAAACCAATGGCTTACCACGATTCTGTCCACCAACTCGTCTTTGGAATGCTTTAGAGATTGATTCTCCTTCTTCTTCTGTTAAACCATATTCATCTTTAGGTGTAATCATAAAGCTAGGCACACCCATATTTGCTAAGATTGATGTAGCCATTTGTCCTGCACTCTCATCTCCATAAATCTCTCTAAGTAATGTTTTTACAGGCGAGAAACCTTGTCTATGGTTTTCAGGGTCAAGTCCAAGCCTAAAGTGAGCAACCATATCTCTATCTAAGTTAATCTTTTGATTCTTAACTTGATATTCATAGTATTCAATTAAAGTCTCATCACTTCCTTTTGGAGTTACATTCTCAGGCATTAAAGGATATAAAGCGACTAATTGTCCTGCTTCATTCTTTTGTTTAAGTAAATAAGCGTCTCCTGATATGTGCATTGATTGTACTAAATAGTTTTGTACGACATCTCCTGACATATATGGATTAGGTCTTTTGAACAACATTGTAAGTTGATGATTAGGCACAATGTCATATTCTCCTACTTCATTTAATTGATAAATTTTTAATTGTGCTTCTGCAAATGATGTTCCAAGTACTTGTAAGCAAGATACTACTGCTGAGTTTGACGCACCATTACCTAACCCTTCAACACTAAATTGTCCTGCTGATGTCTGATAACCTTGTATAAAGGAACTGTTGTATGGGTCTACACCTTGTCTGAAAAAGTTAAAACCTGTACTTCTTTTTTGTTCTGTATTTCCAAAGACAACTTCTCTGAAACTTCTTCTCTCTGCCAATTTCTCTCCTTAAGAGCTTTGTGCAGTAATGGACGCAACCCTTATCGGCACTACTACACTCTGCTCTAATCTTACATTATATTAGAAAACTTTTATACTTTTACGCACTTTAGATTCTATCACGGCATAGGCAAGGCTATCAACAATATCATCGTGTTCTGCTTCAGGGAATCTTAACAGTTCTGTTTGTACATCTCCAAACCAAGCAGAGTTCTTAGGGAAGAATATATCTCCTGCTTCCATTCTTGCAATAAGTGGATAAGCTCTTGATACTTTATCTCTATCAGCTTTAAGCGACTTAACTATTAATCCTTCTCTCTTAGCCATTTGAATAAACGCCAACTGATAACCTGCTCTCTCAATTCCGACATAAGCAAGGTCAAACTGCTGAACTTTTCTTTGTAGTAATGGCAATAAATCAGGTGCTTCCAATCTTCGTCTGTCAATGTCCAATATGAGAATCTTGCCTTCAGGTGTGATTGCCACTGATGTAATGACCGTGAAGTCAGCACTCTCTCTAGTTGATGTAGCCAAGTCAACAGTTGCATATCTACGGCAATCTTCCAATTTACACTCTTTGTCTTTATATTTATAATAAACTTCCAAATATTCATCTTTTGTCTCCTTATCGATTGTTATTCGTTCTTCTATGGAGTAATGCTCAAACCAATCTGCTTTAAACAAGCCACCTGTGGCTTCGATAAATTGAGCTTCGTATTCTTGTGCATACAAGAAACTACCTATTTCTTGTTTTGCTGATTCTAATTCTGTAGGGTCAATGATTGGATTTGTGTGTGTTGGGTATGTAAATCTTACCCAATCATCTAATAAATTTGCTTCTGAGTAGAGCTTTTCAAAAAAATTATATCCTTTTGGTGTGCTGATAAATAATGCACTACCTTTTTTCTCTGTTAATGCAGGTCTAATTACTTCTGCCCAAGTTTGTGGTTTCATAAAGGCACACTCGTCTAATACAACGAAGTCTAAACCTGCACCCCTTAACTTCATTGGGTCATCTGCTGACCTTACTTGAACTGAGCCACCTGTAGTTGTAATAATAGTTCTCTCAGCTTCTTTTACTTTTACTCCATATTCAATGCCAATGCTTCTTAAATCTGCCCACGCTTCATTCGTCATAGAGTAAGAAGGTGCAATCCACCAAGCTCTTTTGCCTTCCCAAGCGTATTTAAGGCAAAGCCAAACACCAAGTTTGGTCTTACCCCAACGCCTTCCTGCACTTAGAACAGTAAACCTTTTCATATTGTTTACTACTTCCATTTGTGCAGAGTGTAAAGGTGGAAGCTCGATGTCTAAGCCTGAGCTGACATTTGCGTCCAATGATGATTGCATATTTACTCCTGTTGGGAATTAAGCCAAGCTAAAAAACTTTCGATGTGTTTAGTTGGCATATTAAAAGAATTATATACAAGTCCAAAGTCTGTAAGTATTGGCATAAAGACAATGGCAGGAAGTTCATTGATGTCGATAACTATTTCATCTAATATTTCTTCTTCAATCTCTCTCATATCAAGAGATTCTATGATGTCAGCAAACTTATTATTTATTTCTTCTTCATTCATTATTATCTTCCAATCTTTTTGGCTCTATGACTTCGCCTTCAATATATTCATCTTGTCCTTCAAGTAGGTTACCGTCTGCCCAACGCAATCTTACTTTTGGATTGTCTTGGTTTTCAATAGCAACTGTATCTCTCTTACCAAACAAATGTGGGTATCTTCTCTCTAAGTACCAAGCGTCTGCCTGCCAAGAGCCATTCTCTCCTGCTTCTTCAATTCTTTTAATTCTTCGTTCAATAGCTTTTGCTTCTGCTATCTGTATTCTTTGCCAAACTTTATCGTAAGGGTGTATGCCCTTCTTACCTTTTATCTTCCATTCAGATAAAGCTGATGTGCTTATTCCTACAGATTGACACGCAAGATTAACATACATTCCTGACGCAATAGAATCACAAAGTGCTTCTACTAATTGTTCATTATGAGCTAAAGTTTGCTTTGGCATTATCCACCCATAATAGCAAAGTCGGTCTCAAAAGAAACCGACCTGCAAGATTTGTTAAAATTATCTATTTAAACAGAACATTTTACCACCATTCATTCTGTCAGATTGTCTTACTAACTGATTCCAAGATGATTGTGTATGTGTTCTGTATTCTCCCCAATGTTCATAAGATTTTTTAGATGTCCAACCAACTTCACATAAGACAACTTCATTATTAACTTCTCTATTAAATTGAGTTCTGCTTTTATTTAAAAAGATACCGTCTTTAACTTTAAAAATTATATATCCAATATGTGTATCTGATTCTAGTTCAACTGTATAAAAAGTAGTTTTTCCTGTTGAAGTATTTGTTTCTACACCAAAGACTACACTATCTCTAATATTTCTTTTTTCCTTTACATTTTCTGAAACATCTACTTTGCCAACATTAATGCGTATTTCATCACGATAATCTTTTTCTGTCCAAACAAAGTTATCTTTGAAAAGACCACTTTTTGTAACTTCATATCCCATATCAATAAAACGGTCAATAACTTTACGAGCTTTTTTGTCTTTGACTATTTCAAAAGTGCTATCTGTTTTTTGTGTCTCATTCATTTGCATACTTAATTACACCATAATCTTAGATTTATGTAAAGGATTTATTTGTTAAATTATTAATAAAAACCACTATATATAG